AAAAGGTTTGTGCTGCTTGCCCTGTGATGATGACAGGCGAGCACTGTTTCTCAATCAATCATGAATCAGACGCTGTGCTTGAAATGGTTGGAGGTTCCAAGAAAGGTCAACGTGAAGCACTCATGTCCTCGATTGGAATACCTAGACGTTGCGGTGTGTGCGAATTCGATGTGCATGAGTACCACAACGTAGAGGATGTAAGAATAAGTCCTCAACTTGAAATCACGAATCGTTCAAGCGATCGTGTTATGCAACCTGCCTATTGTATTGGTCCCGGGTTGGAACTTAATGAGTCCTACGAGATGATAGGTCGCATGTGGCCTCATCCTCAATCACAACAAGCGACGTTACTTATAAGTGGATATGAAACAACCCAGGACGCGCTTAGCACGTATCAACTTACCAATCCTGAAAAGCTCAAGGTCTTTCAACCTAAGAAAGGTCAATCGATTGAGGATAAGCTCGATGAGATCTATAATGACCTTGAAGCAAATGTCACTAGGATCTTTCAAAGACGCGACTTGCATAAGATCGTTGACTTAACTTATCACAGCCCTCTGTTTCTTGACTTTGATGGTCGCACTATCAAAGGTTGGGTTGAGTCTTTGATCTTAGGTGATAGTTCACAAGGCAAGTCTGACACTACCCAACACTTAATGAAACACTATGGACTAGGCGAAAAGGTTGAATGCAAGAATGCATCAGTTGCGGGTTTACTTGGTGGCTTGCAGCAAATGGGAAGTAAATGGTTTGTGACGTGGGGAGTCATTCCTACTCATGATAAGCGCTTAGTTGTACTTGAGGAACTTAAAGGCGCAAGCACAGATGTTATTGGTAAGTTGACTGACATGCGGTCATCTGGAGTTGCAGAGATTCCTAAGATCGAGAAACGCAAGACGTCAGCACGTACACGACTTATCGCATTAAGCAACCCAAGGAGTGAGCATCCACTTCATACATATAACTTTGGCATCGAAGCGATCAAGGAACTTGTGGGTGGTCTTGAGGACGTAAGACGATTCGATATCTTCGGCCTTGTGTCAGCAAAAGAAATTGACACGGGCAAGTTGAATGAACTGCAAGCTATGAGACCAGACGTCGAACATGTCTATACTAGCGAACTATGCAGGGACCTGATTCTATGGACCTGGACGCGAGATAGAGCCTACTTCGACCCTGCCGCAAAGGATTCTATTTTAGCTGGGGCCACCGAGTTATCAGGGATGTTCTCGGACGCTGTACCTATCTTCGATAGAGGTTCAGGTAGATATAAAATTGCTCGACTTGCTGCTGCCCTTGCCGGCCGCTTATTCTCTCACGACGATGACTTCAACTTAATCGTAAAGAAGGAACACGTTGAGTACATTGTCAACATGCTTAAGCGAATGTATTCATCACAGGTCTTTGGGTATAGTGATTTCACTCAAGCAATCAACATAAGCGAACAACTTAAAGACCCAGACGTTGTTAAGCGCCACATAGAGTCCTCGCCGTTTCCTAAGGATTTCGTAACACAACTACTTCACACCAATAAAATAGATATGCAAGACATACAAGATTGGTGTGGGTGGGATAAGACCGAGGCACAAGGAACATTATCGCTCTTCGTTCGTAAGCACTGCCTAGTGCGCGAAGGTCGATCATACCGTAAGACGGGCCCGTTCATCAAGATGCTTAAGTCATTACTTGAGGATGGCAACTTGCAGGACCGTCCTGACTTTATTGAAGAGGAGTTCTAATGCTTAAATACATTATGCAATGTGTTGACGCCTTTCACAAAAAGATGAACCTGCCTCGTGAGGCTGATATCCCAATATCAAGAAACGAAAGGTTGTATGAAGCGGGCGTTGCAATCCGAGACATTGGACTTGACCTCGAAGAATTCATCGACGAGGACATGTGTGTTAGTCGAGGCCACTTGCTTGCTGAAGAGTTAGGCGAGTTCTTAATGGCCTTGGCTGATGGCGACGAAGTTGAAGCTCTTGACGGAGCTACCGATTTGCAGTAGGTGCTCTCAGGTACTGCAAGGATTTATGACTGGCCGATGGATTCGGCCTTTGCTGAGGTGCATAAGAGCAACATGAGTAAGACTCGTGCTGCTGACGATCCCGGTCGTGTACGTGATAAAGGTGAAACGTATGTAGCGCCTGACCTTGAGCGCGTGCTCAAGATTCACAAAAGCAGACCGACCCATGACGGAGTTTTGAGAGAGATTCCTCAGGGTGACGAAGAGGAGTAAGTTATGAAGAAGGCTTTAGGAGTTCACGTGTTCGCAGGAGGCTTCACTCTTGGTGTTAACAAGGTTCACAATGTGGACACACACCTTGAGACCCACGGGTTTGCGTTAGACACTGCTGAAAAGGTTTGTGGTGTCAACACAGTCAATTCTGATGCAAAGGATTGGCCTAAGATTGAAGCTGATTGGGTTTTCGGTAATCCACGATGCACAGGCTTCAGTTGTATTACTTCAGGCTATTCTGAAGAGACACACGGAGCTTGGGCGAAGCAAACACGGGACATTCATGAACTTATGGAATATGGAGTTAAGAATGATTACCCGGTCATCTGTTGGGAGAGTGTTCAACAAGCATACTCCACTGGTCGCGAGCTACTGGATTACTTGCGTGATCAGTGGTGCGTGCCTAATGGTTATCGCATTGCTCACCTTTTTATCAATGCTGGTACTTTTGGGTGCCCTCAAATGCGCAAGCGGTATTTCTTCTTGGCATATAAGAAGGATGCAAACTTCAACATCGTTCCACCCGATCTCTACCCATGGCGTCCGGCAACTTATGACCCGCTGTATCAAATGAAAGATATGGAGGCTTATGAATATCCTTTCCACACAAGCGATGGTTACGACGGTGGTGCGTACTGTCAATTGTCAGAGGATGAAAAGGAAGTCGTGCCTTTGCTACCTAACGGGTATTGCTTAAATCGATTCGCGAAGTATTCGCCGACATCGTTGCCTGAGCATTACCGTTTCGTATGGATGGCACGCACAAGTGATATGCCGTTCTCACTGCACTGCATTAGTCGCACGAGCTGGTTGAATCAATTCCCGACTATGTCGAGTAGTTGCATTCGGCAAATCCACCCTGAGCACCACCGTCCTTTTACTGTTCGCGAGCTAGCAGCCGCCATGGGCTGGGGCGACAATATACCTGTCGGTCGAAACCCTGGTGCTCAGCTTGCGAAAGGCGTCGTGCCAGCAGTAGGCCAATGGCTTGCTGAACAGGTCGACCTTTACCTCGACAATCATTGGGGCAATGAGGACTGGGAGTCATCCTATAATCATCGTGATTGTGTATGGGAAGGCGACGATGTTCATGGTGCGGACGAGAAAGTTTTCAACCTAACGAACTATGTCTCTACTATAAGGAGAAGCCATGACGTTCTTCCATACGGAGGAGTGCCACACAAGTATCGATTCAATCTGGACCCAGACACTGGAAAGCCTATTATCCCGTGGGACGAACTTGTTAAGTCGCGCCGGCGGTACGAGTGAGCTGCTTGGGTTCAGTGCGACCTTAATCGACATTGAGTACAACTGGTTGTGCAATCCTATTCGGGACCTGTGCAAAAGTTATGCCTCAGCAGAGCTTCTTTGGTACATGAGCGGCGAGCGTGACATCAAAAGAATTAAGGAGTACGCTCCATCATACCAAAACTTTGCTGAGCATGACATAGCACACGGGGCCTACGGATGGCGTATGGCTAATCCTTTAGCCTGCCCGAAGGTCAACCAGATAGGCTATGTCTTAGACATTCTTCGTAAGCATCCCAATAGTCGTCAAGCTGTCATATCCCTATGGTGGCCTACTGACTTACCTCATGCTTTCAAGTTAGATGTCAAAGATATGCCGTGTACTCTAACCTTGCAGTTCATTGCCCGTCACGGTAAGTTGCATATGATCGTGAATATGCGAAGTAACGACATATGGCTTGGGTTTCCTTATGATGTGTTTTGCTTCACTACTCTGCAAAAGTTGATGGCACGATCACTCGACTTGGAGTTCGGAACCTATACTCACAATGTAGGTAGTATGCACATTTATGACAAGCACTTCGACAAGGCTAAGTTGGCCTTGAGTTGCACAGACTACAAACATCGCCGGCTTGATTTACTTGGAAAGGACGAAAACACTTACACAGTCAGTTCGGCGGTTGCGAAAGAAGAGATTCTTAGATGCAAGCGGGAAGACTATATGCTCGACCACGATTACATAAACGCCTTCCCATTCTTTTGTGATATGCTTCAAGCATGTCGTCATAAACTTTACGATGTTAAACCTGTTTACAGATCGGAGGCATGGAAGAGATGCTGATTATTGAAGGACCAGACTTAGTGGGGAAGACAACATTGGCCGGCAAGTTTCTAGAAGCGTTGCCTCGACATATGTATCGACACTTCGGGTTGCTGCCACCTCACTTCGATTACTTTCACGACTATGACATTCACAGTGGTCATTACTTCGTGCAAGATCGATTCCACATGAGCGAGTTAGTGTATGGCACTGTATGTCGAGGACAGACGCCTATCACGCCGAACTTGTATCGATTCATTGACGCAATGCTTACGCTTAAAGGCATGATGACTGTTGTCATTTGCTTTGAGGATCCTGCAATGCTCAAGGAGAGATACAAGGAACGAAAGGAAATGTATGACGTAGGTCAATGTCTTGCAGTTAACTCTGCTTACTTCGACATCGAGAATACGTTTGATCGGTATGACATTCAATATGACTTCTTTATCAAGTTGAATGAGGACATGCCTTACGTTACTGATCGTCAAGCTCAAATCATACTTGATGCTTACCTTGAACGACAAGAGGAGATGTTCAACATATGCTGACTTTTGATAATGGTGTTAAGATGGTTGAACGCGTCGATGAGTTGCCGGCACTAGCCGGCGCTCATACGATCTTCGCTGACTTTGAAACAACGTCCGGCAGTAAGACTGAGAAATCGGTAAACCCTTGGCACAACTGTGACGTTGCCGGCCTGGGCATAACTGTGGATGATCACAAGCAAGCGTGGTACATTCCAGTTGGTCACCACAACGGGCCAAACATTGATCGTGACGCGTTCATTGACTGGTGGTTCGATGTTGTTGACCAATCAAAGCAGTGGACGAACCACAACGTGAAATACGACTGCCACGTAAGTGCTAATGCCTTAGGAGTATTGGTCGACCCCGACTACATACTTAAGGACACGATGACTCAGGCTAAAATCATCGATAGTGACCGCCAGTTTAAGGGCGGGTATTCTATCGACGCGCTCAGTAAGCATTGGCTCAGGCATGATATTAGTGAGTATGAAGATGCTATGAAACCGTACTTGCATAATAACAAAGATTATGGAGCGATACCGCCTGACATCATGGCACCTTACGCTGGCCAAGACGTGATTACTGCAAGGAGGTTGGACAAGTACATCGAGTCCCGAATGCCCGAGGAATGCCGGCGAGTCTCAAACACTGAAATAGAATTGACGATGGCCTTGTTTGAAATGGAACGTGAAGGAATGCGCGTCGACCCAAACATGCTTAAGGCCCAAGAGATCAATTGCATGAACAAGATGTTGGAGCTCGATGAAAAGATGTATGACATCACGGGCCAAATGTTCAGGGCTGACAACTCAGCTGACTGCTATGACATCCTTTGCAATCAATACGGTTTACCTGTCCTAGGATGGACGGAGGACAACAACCCTTCATTCGATAAAGACACTCTTAAGCTGTACTTGACCCATGCCGACGCTCCGGTTGAACTGGTCAAGACAATGTTGCAGTACCGATCACTATCGACCTTCGTTAGCTTTTTCGTTAAGCCGTATCAAGAACTGCACGTTGATGGAATCTTACATCCAAGTTACAATCAAGCTGTGCGTACAGGTCGTATGTCATGTAAGAAACCCAACTCACAGCAGCTTAACAAGTTAGCTAAGTCATTGATCATTCCTCGTGAAGGATGCGCTTTCTTTTCGATTGACGATTCGCAAATCGAATTCCGAACGATTGCGCATTACACAAACAACCCAGCGATCGTTGCAGCATACAACACAGACCCATGGACAGACTAC